GCACGGGCCGTGCTGGCGCACGAGAGGCGGGCCGGGGGGTTGGGGGTGCAGGAGATGACCGAGGCGGATCAGGAGATCGTGCGGCGAGCGTACGTGGGGAGTCTCGATACGATGAACAAGATCGCGTGGGCGGCGCTGGCGGCGGTCGAGATGGAGTGGCAGCGGGAAATGATACGGCGGGAATATCTGGAGGAATGGAATCCCGGGCCGGTGGGGCGCCCGCCATTCCGAATCCCGATGAGGACGATGCCGCAGGAATCGACGTAGAGCTGGATAAGGCGTTGCGGACCCAACCGCGGGTTGTACCGTCGAAGACTCGAGGAGTGCCGGCACATCTGCATAGTTTGAAGAAGACGCCGAAGAAGGCTCGATTCTGCCCGCATAATTCCTTCTGGGGTGCATGTCCAAAGGGCTGCAAATGAATCTACCTGAACCCGGGTATGTGACCGTCCTTTATAAGGTGACTATCGAATGCTGGTCGGACGGTACGATGACCGTCAAAGGCGAGCCGGACCAGATGCCGGCCGATGTCTTTTTCAACGCAGCGGCTACGATCATTCGCTTGATCGCGGACAAGTCCAACGAACCGATATCGGAAGTCATGGAGCACGTCCAGAGGCACGTCGACGCTGCTACTAGGATAAGGACAAATTGATGCCAGACCAGGTTGAGACTCCCACGGTTGACGCAGGCGGAGATCTAATCAGCCCTGAGAGAGGGAACATGCTGCTCGATCTCATTGGCAGGCCGGAGGGCTATTGGTGCATGAACTCTCTACAGGCCTTCCTCGTAGCGCCATTATTTTGCGGATTAAAGGTTGCAGTGGACCAGAAAATGTACGAGCATACCGTCGCTTTTGAAAGCGAATCGGGAGAGGTTCTCGGCCGGATCGTCCACCTGGCCGTGCCTCATGTGACCGCAATTTGACCGAAGAACAGATAGCGGACCGGGATTCTGTCTGGGCCCGCATTGCGACCGAATGTCCTTCCTTTACCCGGGACCATGACATAGCCGGGAACTACCACGCGGTAAGAGAGATCGTTCTCGGCGGTTCGGTTCCCTGGGCCGCATTTCATAAAAAGTTCAGGCCTTTTGCCGGCGCGCGGGTCATGGACATCGGCGCAAACCTGGGGATTTTCTCGGCGTACTGTGCGGTTGCCGGCGCCGACGTCGTTGCGTATGAGCCTCACCCGAATGTGTTTCCGCTACTCGACGCCATGATTGGTCGCACCGGGCTCGGACGCAAGATAAACGCAATCAACCAGGGGATCTGGGAAAAGGAAGCGGTCATGTCGTTTCTTGCGTTCTCGTCTCCAGGCGACGATTGCATGCGCTACAACGGCTCTCTCAAGAGTGATGGAATGTATTGGCTCGTGAAAGACTGGGAGCGCGCTACCCATGTCCCGTGTGTGATGCTCGATGAAGCGATCGGCCTGAGCGAGTGGGACTGCATAAAGATGGACATCGAAGGAGCGGAGTGCGAAGTCTTGCTGGCTGCATCGGACCATGCGCTCGCAAAGGTCAAGCTTATGTTTGTGGAGTTTCACCCCTGGGTCAGTAGCAAGATGTTCTGGGAAACGCTCGAGCGGGTAGCTCGCATATACGACATCTCCCCCGTTTATCAAAATGCCTTGGGCCGCTGGGACGCCGTGATCCTCGAGAGAAAAGCATGAAGCCGTATCGGATCAACCCGCAGAGCGATTCCTACGAGGCTTTGATGTGGGACGTGATTACCAATGCCCACCGGTATATCCCTCTGCCCGGGGAGAGAGTGCTCGATCTCGGCGCGCACTTTGGAATGTTCTCGCTGTACTGCGCGGCGCGCGGATGTAACGTCGATGCTTACGAGCCGTCCGCAATCCCGTTCATAGAGCTATGTCACACAGCACAGGTTGCACACGAGATAGGTCTCGGCTATATAAGACCAATTCGAAAGGCTATCTGGAATTACCGTGGGGCCGCTCTGTTGTTATCGATGGGAGAATCGAGCGCGGCGAATTCTCTGATAACGGGCTCGAGCAACGGCGTACAAAAAGTTGAGGCCTGTACCCTCGATGAGGCACTCTGCGGCTCTGACCAATGGGACTGCGTAAAGATGGACATCGAGGGTGCTGAACTGGTGGCGCTGCAGTCGGCAAAACAACTGGACCGCGTAGAATTCCTCACAGTGGAAGTCCATAACAATATCTTGCCGCGGGATAAGTGCGAAGAAATAGGCGAGATCCTGCAGGCTAACTTCTCGAAGATAGACCGGCTGCCGGTAAAGAAACATCCCGAGCAGACCGTTGCCTACTTCTGCTCGAGGCCAAAATGAAAATCTGGAAATTACTGAAATCGTGGTTGCGTCCGGAAGAAGAGGAAGAACAAACGGCGCTCGATACCTACGCGCCGACAAAGAGTCTCAAGGGCAAGCATCCCCAGGTGGGGTTCAAGCAAACTCTGGTTGTCTCCGAGCAAGTTCTCGCGCCGCTCAACACCAAGATCGAGCAGCAGGAGAATGTCTTCGGCGCCGCTACGATCGTAAATGAGTCTGCGCGGATGGTGACGCTGCGCAACGATTTGCTGTTCATAATCCTCCAGCCTGGCCAGAGGCACACCATAACCGGAGAAATCCTGAAAGCGAGCTATGACAGCCAGCTTCGGCAGAAAACAATCGAGAAGTGGGATCCGCTGAACACGCTCAAGGATCTGATCGCGGAACACGAGCGAGCTCAGGATCCTCTGGCCCGCTACAACTGGTCGCGAGACGCTTTAGTGGAATGCTCCGAGCTCAAAGCTTTCCGTGTGCGCGGGGCGGAAAAGGAAAATACCCAATGAGCACCGGCGAAGATGCTGTACGAGAAATAGCTAAAGCGGTTGGCGGGACGATCAATGAAATAGGACGCCTGCCGGATGGTTCAGGATTCGCGACAATGTCCATTCCGCTTTCGAAAGATCACTGGATCTATTCTGGGTCCGGCCGGGATGATTCGCCGGCGCCATTCCGCTTGGGAGCTAAGGACAAGATCCGCGTAATCATTGGCGACCACTTCGACGTGTGTTTTAGCAAGAGCGTCATGCAGGAGTATTTGCGTGACGCCTTCAAATACGCGATACGGAGCTCGACCGGGCACGGAGAGGACATGGATTTCGATCCGAACGCCATGCTCCAAAATTTGATGACCGGCCTCTTCGGGTACAACACGGAGGACGGGCGCAGCCACCTGGACTGGTCCGAGGGGGTAGAAGTACAGAGCGGGCCGATGCCTCCGGACCCAAAGTGACCACTGACGTTCCCTGCCCGCGCTGCGGAGCTCCGATGGTCTGGCGCCCGCCGAATAGTAAGTGGCTCGGCCACATGGAGTGTCACGACTGCTTTCTCGCGTATCATCACGAGGCAGAACAGATCCGTGTCCCGAAAGAAGTACACTGCGCTCCTCGCCGGCGTCGCTGGGTTCGCAGGGCGATTATGTCTCTGGTTCAGGGCATGATTCCGCGGGAGAGGCTCAAGCTGTGAACAGGATCAAGGTCGTTACCGTCCGCGTCATCCCTCCCGCTCCTTTCAAGGCGCAGACGCATCGAATCAAAGCGCATCCTGGCTACCACTACGAGGACAGTCACGTTGACGATCTGCTCTCGATCGTTGCAGATCGCGTCGAGCAGCAATTCTCGAAGTGGGAGTTTCGCCTGGTGCAGCTAGGCCCCGACAAATTCAACTTTGTTTTTAGCGGTGAAAAGGAGAAAAAAGATGTCAACCAAGCTTCTGCCTCAGTACAAGTGCCACAAGATAGTCCGAGCGTCGAAGATCATCACGATCCAGAGGGAAAATAACAACGCTGAATTTGGCGCCGCGCACCTGATTCTCGAGGAGGAGGGGTACCCTCCACTGTTCATGGACGCGAAGTGGATGCAGCGGCACACGCCGAAAGCTGGCGACTACCTCGTGCAGTACGACGATGAATATATGTCGGCTTCGCCGGCGAAAGAGTTTGAGGACGGCTACACAAGGATTCCGTAGAAGTTAAATTCAAAAGGAGGAATATGGATCCAGCAACCAAGGTGCTCGATGACAAGATCGAGCACCATTTCAAGTACCATGCACCCACGCCGGAGCAGATCCCGGTCTACAACGAAATACGCGAGGCCGGCAAAGCCTTCGCGAAGGTCATAGCCAAGAACACGGCGATATGTGCGGATCAGACTGCAGCACTCCGCCACATCGAAGACGCGGTGATGACCGCGAACGCAGCCGTAGCCAGGGGAGGGAAATAACTTGGAAGTTACGGCAACGTCAGAAATCGTTTCTGAGGAAGTGTGCTCAACGGAGGGGCATCACATCCAACTGTTCATTTCTCCAGGGAGGGCAGAGGTATACATTTGCATCAAGTGCGGACTGACTCTCGATGAGATTCGCGATAAGAAGGGCGCCTTACGCCCCGCGTGATACACTGAGAGTCCCTGAGCTCTGATGGCTGGGGAAGAAACCCACCGGTAAGAGCCTTTTCTCGGAAACGCGGCGTGCATTGACGTTCTTGGCACGCCGCGTTTTTCTTTGGTGTGCTATATTCCCGAGCGTAGAAGAGGGAAGGCGCGTGGGCCGGACGGTTCATAGAGAGGGTCGTCCGGTTTCACTTTCTGAATGTCCCCAATACAAGAAGCGGCTCCTAAAGGTGTTCCGGATAATCCCTATCCGCCTGGGCACTTCCGGCTCTCCTCCCATTACCAGCCCTGGCCCCACCAGGTTGCGTTCCACGAATCAGGCGCAAAGTATCGGCTGGCAGTAGGCTCCTACGGATCCGGAAAATCCCTCCCGCTCCTGTGGGAAGCGGTCCTGCATTGCATTGAGCATCCCGGCGTCAACGCCTTGATGCTCAGGAAAACGATGCCGGACTTGAAGCGCACGGTCATCGACAAGTTCAAGACCGATATCCCGCGGGAAGCCTACGATCACTACCACGAAACGGACCACATCGTTTATTTCAAGAAAGTCCCCAAGAAAGATAAAGACGGCAATGTGATTCTGGATCCCATAACCGGCGAACCAGAGTTTCTGCAGAGCAAGCTCTTCTTTGCAGCCTGTGAAAAAGAGAAGGACGTCGGGCGCTTCCTCTCCACGGAGTACGTCTTCATCGGATTTGAGGAGCTTGGAGAGTTTCCGTTCTTCATCTGGGACGCGCTCGCCGGCCGCAACCGCTGCACGATCCCCGGGACCAGGCCGTGTATGGCAGCAGCCACGAACCCGATGGGCATAGGCTGGGCCTGGATCAAGAAACTGTTTGTCGACAAGAAACCGTTCGCCGGCATGGACCCTGCAGCGTACCGGGCCCGGGACTATGCCTATTTCCATTCGACGGTCGACCAGAACCCCAAGCTGCGCAAGGACAAGGAATACCTGCGCACCCTCGAGGCCTCGCCGCTGCGCGATCGGATCCGCTACGGATCCCTCGATGCGATTAGCGGGCAGTATTTCGAGAACTGGGATTCAAACCGCCACGTCAGACCGCGGTCCGACTTCATATTCGAAGCCTGGCAGCCGCACTGGATAGGCTGGGACTACGGTTTCGGCCACTGGGCAACGATGATCTGGATGACCAAGGCGATCCTCAAGCCGCGGTACCAGGGCGCCGCGGCCAAGAGAGTCAACGTCGTAACCCGCGTACGCTATTGCCAGGGCAAGACGCCGGAAGAACAGGCGAAGCTGCTGATCAATTCCATTCCGCAGACAGAGGACACTGCTGGCAAGATGCACTTCACCGAAACGCTCGATTCAATCCATTTCTCCTGGGAGCGGTTCAAGAAAACGACCAGCACCTTCACGGTGGCCGATGAAGTAGCGGAATACCTGGCAGCCGTCGACCTTCCGAAGCCTACACCTTCGAATACGGACCGCGTCGCCGGCTGGACGAAGATCTTCTCGCTCTTGAACACGGACGATCTGTTCCTCCTCGAGACCGACAACGAGGACACGGTAGAGATCGCGGCCCTGGCGGAAGCGATCCCCCTCCTGGTGCGCGGAACCCCTCCGCAGGATATAGAGGATGTGGTCAAGGTCCCGGGAGTCTCGCTCACAGATGACTTGGGAGACGGTTTCCGCTACGCTGTCGCCGGCATGCTCCTCGATCCGGAGGATATGCCCGCCGCTGAGAGAGAGCGCCGGCGCCTGGCAGCGATCGCGGATCCCTTTACCAGGGCCGTGGCCGCTTACAAAGCGCACAATCTGAAAATCAAAGCGGAGAGGGACGCCGGACAGAAACCGAGGACTGAGTATTCATGGCAACGGAGACTAAAACCTCATTGATGCCGCACAGGATGCAGAGCCTAGATCGCTTGCTCAAAGAAAAAGATCCTGCTTCAGGTTTATGGCCGTTCGGTGATGGAGTTATGACGATGCCTATACCGGATCCTCATCACGGCAGCTATACGACCAGGTGCATGTTTGTCGTGTTCCGCAAGAACCGAGACGAAACCTTGAATGTCCTGCCTGTCTCTTTCAACCGCATGGATTTACCGGGCATGTTACCGGGAGCATGGGTAGACAAAATCGCTGAGAGGTTTGAGTCTCTGAGTACGCGGATGCTTTCAGTCGAAAAATTGCCTCCTACCATTTCCGTGGAGAGAATCTTTGAACCAGTCGATCATCTTGAGACACGGGCAACTCATTCGGCGCCAGGGAAAGCCTAACACCCGCTGGTGCTGTGCCTGCGAGCGCGAGCACGGCGCGTATTATCTCTGCGCAGGTTACGACGGCCCTATCAAAGAGGAGATTCGCAATGCAACAAGACAATTCGTCAAAACCAACCTCCGAACCCTCGAGCCTAGCCTCTTGGTGGAGGACGCTGTTGGTAAGACGGCACACGCTGTACGTCGAGCAGCAGGCAAAGAACGAGATGGAGAGGACGAGCGCGCTCTTAGCCCACCAGCAGAGCGCCTTTGACGACCAGATAAATTTGCTCCGCGCCCGGTATGAAGATGAGGTAAAGTACCTGCGGGCAAGGCTCCAAACCACCGAGGATGAGCTCGAGCGGACCAGGGTCTACCTCACACCGACTATGCAGGCGATCCAGACGCGCGCCGAGATAGCCGCCTACGAAGAACAATCTGAACAAATCGGGGACGAAAAAGACGTGGTCAGTCGCCAGACTCCGTGGCAGAAGGTTTATACGCGCGAGATGGAGGCCGATCGTAAGCGCGCCGAAGAGGAAAAGAAGAATAAGAAGCCGCGGACCGAAGCAGAGCTCGAAGCAGCCACGATTTGAAAAGGAGACACGATGCCACGAGATAAACAGGGCAATCCCCGTAGCGGCCACAGCCGCATGCGGCGCGCGGACGAAGCCCACGGCGAGACGGCGAAGGACGAAAAGCGCGAAGAACGGGAGATGGGCGCAGGGGAAGGGATGAAGTCCGCTCCTCCCAAAAAAGCCAAGGAAGCCGACAAGAAAATGGCGCCCGAAACCGGGAAGGGCTCTCCAATGGACGGAGGAGACGAGGATCAGGGCGATATCGGAGACGTGGTCGAGATGCACGGGCCCGCGCACGAAGTCAATATGAAGATGGATCACGCGCAGGGCATGCACCAGGTCGAAAGCGTCCACGGTGAGAAGCGCCACAAAAAGTCCTACAACAATCCAGTCGAGGCCATGCGCCACGCGCACGTTGCAATGGGTCTCGGTGAGCCGAACGCGCAGCAAGCGACCCCGGGCACTGCCGAGGGCCAGGACACGATGTCGATGTTGCAAAACATGGGCCAACCCCAAGGCTTGTAATGCCAGCTTCGGAAATCGCCCGCAAATTCAGAGAGGGAACCTTGCATTCCGGTTCCCCTCATGGTCCTATCGTCACCAATCCGAAGCAGGCGCTCGCGATTCGTTTGGGATATCTGCGAGACGAAGGTAAAATCCCCGAACGGAAGAAAGGTCGGATGGCGGAGGCCTTCGCGAATGCCCGACGCTAAGGGACATCCGCAGATTACGCTTCCTCCAGGGCACCTGGTCGGGATGCGCGTTCCTGATGGCGGTTCGGATTGCGCAAAATGTAAGTTTGTCCGCGGGCAGGATTGTAGCAACGCTTTGTTTGTGAAATGGAACAACGGCCAGCACAAGATCCCGGGAGACATCAACGCCTATTGCTGCGACTTCTTTGAAATAGGTAGGATGGCAGGCGCTTTCAGCCGGAAAGAGAGCGACAGCGAATATGCCTAGCAGGTGGATGAAAAAAGAGGGCGAGCGCGAAAAGGAAGCAGGAACGAAGGGCAGTTTCACGCGCATCGCAAAGACCCACGGCCGCACGGTCCCCGAAGAAGCCCGCCACGATGAGCACAAGCCAGGAAAGGTCGGGAAGAAAGCCAGGATGGCGCTAGCATTCGAGAGCGCAGCAAAGAATCGGTAATCCTCACAAATCGGGTGACTTGAGGGGCATTGCCAGCAGCGATCGCAGAGCAGGACGAGGCAGTAGGAAAAGCGAAAGAAATCGACTATTCGCAGATCGGCGTCATGGCCGGCCTCGAATGGTCTCCAGAGCCCTTTGCCTCCGTAACCGATGAGGAGAAAAAGGCGCTACGCAGGCTCGCCCAAAAGGCGGCAAAGCGCGACTATCCGGCGCGCATTGTTGAGATCGTCCAGGCTTGGGAAGCAGCCCTATTCTACCGCGGCTTCCAATTCCTAATACCTCGAGAAGGCGGAGGCTGGCTCGTACCCGGCGAGTCATCGGGCTACGGCCCGTCGATGCAGATAGATCTTTCCCTCCTGCCAACCAATATCTACGGTTCTTACGCGCAGATGATTATGAGCGCGCTTACCCGCACGGTCCCACCTGTGAGGTTTGAAGCGCAGGACGCCAACGACAATAAAGGGATCACGGCTGCAGCGTCGGCCGATAAATTCGTCAAAGTCATCGCGCGCAATAACCCCCTCAAGGTCATCCAGAACGACGCAACGCGTTTTCTCTGGTGTGACGGTCGCTACCTCTATTGGAGCCGGTACGTCAAAGATGGCCAGCAGTTCGGCTGGGAGAACGAGGACGCGCAGGAGTACGTTCCGGAAACCGAACCGAGCGACGATCAAGCCGCGCAGATGGAAGCGCAAAAACTATTGGAGGATCAGCCGGAGGAAGACCGGGAGACTCCGGCAACCCTGGCAGACCAGGAGCGCATAGAATCGGCCGCGGACGCAGAAGATTCCGGAAAAGAGGACGCGGATGAAGAACCCACACCGCGCGTGCCTCGAGGGCAGGAAGTCCGGACGGTCCACGGTAAGCTCGAGACGAAGCTAGTCCCGATGATGGCGAATTCCCTGGCAGAGTGCGACGTCGTGCAGCTTGAGTGGGAGTATGACGTCTCGCGTGCTAAGGGCATGTTCTACTGGGTTGCTGAAAAGATCAGAGGTGGATCGACCGGGATAGACGAGGGAGAAATCGCCCGCCTGGCTCGCCAGAATACGAAGCTAGGCATGCAGTCCGCGTACATTACATCGGACTCGATCGCAGAAGATGTCACGGTTCAGCGTAGCTGGATGCGCCCAAGCTACTTCGAGCACGTTACCGACAAAGACATAAAGAAGTCCCTGCAGAAGAAATTCCCTGACGGCGTTCTAGTTGTATTCGCTGGAGAGATCTTCTGCTACGCGCGCAACGAAGCGATCGAAGCATCCCTGGCGCTCGGATCCGCTTACTCTGGAGACGGCCAGAACCGCAATGCTCTGGGTACTGGGTTCCTGCCGGCGCAGAAGCGCATCAACAACTGGCTCGATCTGATGAACGATTATTTCGTTCGCGGCGTTCCAAAGATCTGGCACGACAATAAGGCCTTCGACGCGGAGGCTATCAAGAACCAGACCAACATTCCTGGCGATCGCGGGGTCGTAAAGCGCCCGCCGAATACAAACGTAGACCAGCTCGTGTGGGCTGAACCTCAGATCCAGGCACCGGTCTCCCTTCCGGATTTCGTGAAACAGTACATCGGGCCGCTGGGTGAATTGCTAACCGGGGGATACCCGGCCCTGAGCGGAGGCAACACCGGATCCAATGACACGGCGAAGGGAATCGCGGAACAGCGCGACCAGGCGCTCGGCCGGTTGGGTCCAACATGGCATTTCATCGTCTCGGCCGAAACGACGTCCATGCTCCAGCTTGTAAAGTGGGGCGCGAAGTGCCGCAACGGTTCGATCACGGAGAAAATTCCTGGTGGGGAGATCATTAAGCTCGAGTCTGCGAACCTACAGGCCGGGATCATGTGCTTTCCGGAGTCGGATGAGAACTTCCCTGAATCCTGGTCGCAGAAGCAGCAGCGGTTCCTGTCGTTCATCGGTGAGGCCGGCAAGAATCCGAAACTAGGCGAGGTAATCTTCAACCCGAAGAACCTCAAAACGCTGCAGTGGAGCGTCGGGTTGGGAGACTTCTACATCAAGCAGGTAGCCTCGCTGGACAAACAGGAGGGCGAGCTCGAGGTGCTGCTCTCGACCGTTCCGATTCCGAACGTGATGAAGCAGCAGGCTAAGACGAAGGTCGAAGCGATGGTAAAGAATGGCGGAGACATGGAGAAACTGGCTCCCGTCATCAAGCAGATAGAGGCCATGCCAGATTTCAGCTCCTCCGTGCCCGTTGATGAGAAAGTAGACGATCACGAGGTAGAAGCTTTCGGTGTTTGGGTGTTTCTGACAAGTGCGGAGGGCCGTAAACTCAAGCGGACGAAGCCGAAAGCGTATGACAACGCACGCTGGCACTATCTCGAGCACATCCAGGCCGAGCAAGCCAAGTCTTCCGCTCCAAAGCAGGTCCCTAAGGTGTCAGCGAACTACAAGGACATCGCAGCCAACGATCCAAATGCCGGGACCCAGATCATTTCGGCCGCAGGTTTCGTTCCAAGCCCACCGGCACCTCCAGCGGCGCCAGCGGGACAGGGTCAATAGTTCGAAAATTAAATAAATCGGGGAAAACAAAATGCCGAACGGTACAGAAGCAATCACAGGAGTAGTTGACGAGGTAGTCGACACTCCAGGTGGAGCAGAAGAAGTCGTTGTTAGTGACGAGGGGGTTGTCGGAGACGACGGGGAGCCTATTGGTGGGCAGGAAGAGGTTGTTGGAGATGAAGTTGTCCCTGGCGGCGAGAAAGATGGCGCCGCGGCCGGCAAGGACAAGGCAAAAGAGCAGGTTGAAGATGAAGATCCTAGCCTTTACGAGCGGGACGGGCGAAAAGTAGACGACAAAACCCGCAGAGTCCTCGCGGAGCTCAAGAAAACCAATCCAATCGCCGCAAAAGGCTACGCGGACGCCTATTTCCACAAGCAGGCGTACGAAAAAGAGTTTCCCACTGTTCAGGCCGCTCGCGAAGCCCGCGCGGTCATCGAAAGTCTCGGCGGGCAGGAGGGAATCGGCAAACTGCAGGAAGAAGTCACCGATTACCGCAACGAGATCGACCAATTCGCCCGCGGCGACAAAGGCTTGATCGAAACGCTCTACGACAGCAACCCCGAAGCGCTTGTAACCTCCGCGCAGAACAGCCTAGATGTATTAAGGGAGAAAGATCCGAAAGCGTTCCAGATGGCCATGCTTCCATCATTCGTGGAGGCCTTCGAGAACGCGGAAGTCCCGCAAACGATCGCCAAGGTCATGCAATTGGTGTACGACGGAAAAGGGCAGGAGGCTTTCGACACCCTAGCTCTCATCAAAAAATGGTACGACGGGGTAAAAGGCCGGCTGACCAACCACCGGGAGACGCGATCGAGAATC